TGATATTGATCCCACCAAGGATCTACAGGTGGTGAATATCTTTTACTCATGACTTCATCTCTATGCTTTCCTGGTCTTGTATGTAGGTCATACACAGGACCTTTAAAATACATTTGAAAAAAATCTGCATCTTTAGGACTTAATATTACAGGCATTCCTGAGTACATATCTCTTCTAGTTTCTCCTCTTTCTTTTTGAATATCCTTATATGGTTTAGTACCATATTTATCCCAATAAGCATTATATGTTACATTTAATGGTCTATATCCTTCAGGCAAAGTTTTTTCAAATTGTTCTCTTGTTAAAGCATCTTGAGCTTTAGGTAAACTTGCTAATTCTCCATATCCTGTTCCTTCAAATCCTGTAGGTTGTAATTGTGTAGCATCAGTTACTTGTGCTTCTCTATTTACTAAAGGTTTATCTTTATATACAATATATCCAGGATTTCCTGGAGATTGATTCCAAGCTTTATTTCCTGAAAAAGTTGGATCAAAAAATTCAGAATATCCTGGAGCTCCAGTTACTGTAACAACATATCTTTTATAGTCTATAATTTTTCCTTCATCTTCTGGAGATAGTTGTGTAGTTATATTTGTTCCTGGTTCTGCTAATTTTCCTTTTTCTGCTTGAGCTTCAGGTAAACTTGCTAGTCCTTGATCATATGGATCTACTTGTGCTTCTATATCTCCTAATTGTTGTGCAGCTTGACCTGGTTTATAATAAAGATTTTTAGGAGAAACATCCCCACCATAGTCTTTTAATGCGTCATATATAAATCTTAAATGTGGAGGAGATTCTTCTATTTCAAAATCATATGCACCACCTTGAGGAAATGTAATTTTATTAGTTACAGGATCAATATCATAATCAATCTTTCCTAATGTTAAAGCATTAGCAAGACCAGGAGTACCATATAACATATCTCCTGGACCTAAATAACCACCAGTTAAAGGAGCTTCTTTAACTCCCCAATCAGAATAACCAAGTGAACCAGATCCAGGTCCTTTACCTTCTCGTTGTCTCATAATAGCGTCTGATACTTGTTGATCCATTTCTGGAGTTCTAATATATGAAGGTTTTATATCACCTGAAAGCCAAGGTAAATATTTATTAAGTAATGCCTTAGTTCCAACATCTATACCTGTAAGTGGTATTGTTCTAAGATTTCTATAAGTATCAGGCACTAAACTACTAATACCTTTTTTAATTCTTTGTGATATTGGAGGTTTACGTACAGGTGTTCTTACTTTTTGTGCTACTTCTCCTTTAGTACGTCTATTCCAATCTTCAATAGCTTTCCTACTAGCTTCACGTATCTGAGCACGATACCCTTGTTCAGCTAATCCTCCTCCTTGTCTATATATTTTTTTGTACATTATTCTTTACATTCATATAGTTTGATTGGGGTTTTGTATTATCTGCAATAAAATTACTATTACTATTATACACTATTTTTGCAGAGTCTGCTATAGGTTTTACAAATTCTTGTGAACTATACATATTAGGAGGTATAACTTCTCCTGAATTTATATTAGTTATATATGTACTTTCATTAAGAAACTTAAAAAATTCATTCTTCTTCAATTTAAATCTGCCCATGCTTGTGTTGCTGTTGTACTAACATATCCTTTAAACTTTCCTGCAGATGCTGCATATGCTATATCACCTTTTCTAGGACTACCTATATCAGTTATTGTTGTAACTGTATATATCTTAGTAGAAGGTTGTGCATCTACTTTTAAATCTCTAGTATCTAATTGATTAACTAAAGCTCCACCCCATTGTTCTAAATCTTTATATACCTTTTCAACTTTAGGAATATCTTTTAATTCATCATATAATCTAGGTACTGCTGGATAACGTGCCATTATCTTTTACCATCTGGTTGAATAGCTAATCTAATAGAACCCCATCTCCAGCTAGTACCTGCAGAGTTACAAGACACTCTTACTCTCCCTTGTCTTCCTCTGGCTCTCATATCTATCTTTGCTGTAGAATTTGTTACAGTATGTGGTGGATTTGGTTTTTCTCTTGTTGTACTACTCTCAGGAAAATCTTTTGTTTTAATTGAGAATGTTAAACTACCATCACTTAAATTAAAATCAGGAATAACTCTATTTAAAAACATTACTTCATTACCAGAATCTATATCAAAATCTGCTGATTCAATATAGGAAGACATAGCTACTCCATCTGCTGTATACATTCCATCTACTTCATTATTAAATAATTTATTAGATGCAGGATTTGTTCCTTGTAAACCTGTTGTTATTGTATTTCCAAATACTGCTTTATCTGCAAAGGTTGTAAATATACTATCTCCATAAGACCAATAGTTTTCATCAGGAGACCATACAACATAACTATCACATTCACTAGAGTCATTAGAAGGATATAACCAAATTACTTCTTTAAACTCTGAATTTATTCCACAGAATATTTTATCCTTTTGACTTATATTTAATCTTTCAAAGATATATCTTCTTACTGTACAATCTAAACTTTTTACTTGACCATCAAATGTATAAAAATTATCATATCCCATCCATACTGCTCTACCATCATAATCAATAGCTGCATGTTGAGATATTAATCCACAATTAGTTCCAAGTTGTGAGAACTGAAATGTAAATGGTGGACCTACAAAAGTCATAGACCATAAAGAATTATCAGTCCATATATTAATAGCATTACGAGATCTTACTCCACCTACAATTTTTGTACCATCAGCAATAATAACTTCACCAGAAGTAGAACTTATAGATGGAACCCAATTTGTATAATCTTCTTGATTAGACCATCTAACAGTCATAGGATTATATGTTCCTCCAGGACTGGCTGTTGTACCAAATTCATTACCACCTAATGCAATTAAATGTCTATCATTAGGAGATACAATAATAGAATCTACAGTTGTTGGTGTAGAATTAGTAGCACCTGAAACTAATGTAGCTCTTAATGGTGTAGTAGATGCATCTGTATCCCAATAATAAATAGATCCTTTTCTTCTATTTGCTACTACATCTTCACCCCAGTTATCTAAACTCCATTGTGTTATCTCACTTGAGAAATCACTAGCTCCTGTAGATGTTGGTTGATTCCATGCTCTTGTATCAGATGCACATACAGTTGCTTGATAAGATGCAGAACCATAACCTAAACCTGTTGCAGCATTTGATACACCATTAGCTAAAAGATAATGAATATGTCCATTACCAGAATTATTTTGTGCAGCACTTGCTGTAGCAGAAACATTAATAGCAAATGTATTGGCATTATTAACACTAACTTGATAAGTATCTGTTCCTAATACTATATTACCACCTATTGTAGCAGTACTTGTAAAAAATACCCAATCACCTGTTTGTCTACCATGAGTTGTTGCTGATACTGTAACAACATTAGCACTTAAAGCAACAGTAAAGGCATTTGTTAAAGAAGCACTTGCTGATACAGGAGTTATATCAAATATACCATCTCCACTATGCTCATATAACATTTGAGCTGTACCAAACATGGCTCTTTTAAATTGATCATTATCTGTCCATGTTATAAGATCACGACCTGAACCATTAAAAGATGCAGATACTTTAGTTTCATATCCACCTATATTCTCTGGTTTACCTGCACGAAATCTTACATTATTCGTATCATACCAAGAATTAGTTTCTGCATATTGTGTGGACTCTCTTCTAATACCTGGTTGAAAGTCCATCTTAACGAGTTTAGAACTTGTTGAGGACATTATTTACCTATCAAAGTTTTTTAATAATACTGCGTCTATTGTTGTTGCACTACGTGCCATATAAAGTAACATATCTACATCACTTGCACCTGTACTTAATGTTGGAACTGTTGCACAAACAAATTGCCAAACTGTATTATAACCTAATGTTCTTGAACCTGTCCCATCTTGTACTACATAAATACAACCACTTTGTCCTGCTACTGCATTAGAAGGTGCTGCCAATGTTCTATTACCAGCTAAAGTTACTAAGAAGTTATTACCTAAAGCAAAATCATTTGTAATACTTGCTGCATCTGTTAATGTTGTAATAGGATTATAAGCTCTTGCTGAAGTTCCTACTTTTAATGAACCTGCTTCATATGAGATATTTCCTCTAATAGTTGTATCTGTTGTTACTGATGTTCTAACATATCGTAAATCTGCTGCAGAAACTTCAGGAACATTATTTGCACATACTCCTATATCAGCAGAAGCTGCAGTACCTAATCCTAAACCTGTTGCATTAGTTGACCATACACTTCCATCTGTATCTACAACAATTTGTGATATAGCTCCTTGTGGAATTGTTAATCCATCTCCTGCAGCAGTTTTCATTTTAATTACATTAGTAGTTGTTGTATATGTTGCTTGATTATTTACTACATAACCTTTTGTAACATTAGGTATAATCATTGTTATAGTAGTATGAGCACCACCTACAGTACCATTCGCTTCAAGAAAAGCAGAACGAGGTACATCAGTACCACCATCTACTGCAGATAATGTTACAGTAGCATTAGCTCCCAAAGCAACTGTTGTATATGCTGCTATGGCATCATCAACAAGACTAATTACTCCATCATTTAAAACTGTACCCCAAGAATTAGGATTATCTCCATCTCCTTGTTTAGTTAGTCTTATTCTCGTTGTATATGTTGCTGCCATTATTTACTCCTATTGTATTGTACTTTCAATATCGTAGTTAGCTCCACTATTAGCTCCTCCTATTAAAGCACATGAAAATTTTTCTCCATTTGTTATAATTAGTGTCCATGCTCCACTTTCATTGTTAACAAATAATTCTACTAATTCCTTCTCACTATTTATTGCCCACCATTTTCTTGCTTGGGAATGTTGAGTATTTAAATTATTTATAAGATCAGGATGATTTGCACATAATAAACCTTTTGTATATGTTCTTTGTTGTATATCTATATCTTGAGCTTTAACATGAAATGCAAAACTTAAAAATCCTGCTACTATTCCTATTAATATATATTTCATATTATGTTCCTAATTCTGTCCAACGATTAACTCTAGCTATTACATCTACTACTTGTTCATCATCTACAGTTTTATAAGTATCAGTATGTAATGCTATGAAATCATCTAAACTTGAAGCGTTTGTGATTGCAGTTTCTATTTCAGTTGCATCAGAACGTATTGCATTTCTCCATGTTTGCACATTAGCTGGTATTGCTGTACCATTATCAGATTTACGTATTATATACCAATCTGTTTGTGATAAATATCCTGCTTGTTGTTTTTTAACTTTTTGTATAGCATTATATTTTAAACCTCTTGTAATCATTTGATTACCATCTGCATTTAATTTAGGATCATTAGCATTTGTACCATCTGGAGCTTCATTATTATCTATTTCTGCTTGTGTCCAAACTTCATTTACATCTTCTAACTTATGATCAGCAACTTTAACTCCAATAGTTCTTATAACACTATTACCATCTCCTGCTATTGCATCTGAATGATTTTTTTCTATATAATATTTAGTATTAAGATGTGATCCTGAAATTACAATAGGTACTATACCAAGTTCTTTACGTTGTATATCTGTCCATATAGTAAATATTTGAGATGAATAACGTACATTATTTAATACTATAGATTTTTTTCTATCATAGTATTCTACTATTTTATTATCTTCAATTCGTGCCCACATATTTTATTCCTATCTTGCTGTTGCGTATTTAAATGGATTATGTGCCATTGCTATGTAGATATAATTTCCACTTGAAGCATTTCCAGTTGCGTTTGAGGTTCTTAATTTGAACCCATTGCTTAATATATCTATTGCTCTTGATGCTTGATTTTCTTCAGCATAAGTATCATTTGGATATAAAACTGCATTACCTGCTGAATCTAAATTATAACCTACTCTTTCATTATCATATATTAACCAGTCATCTATTTGATCATATTCTTTCAAAATCATCATTGCAGGTCTAAATCCAGTATACACAAATGTACCATCATCATCTCCATTTCCAACGTATGTGCCTGCTTTTATATATCCTTCACAATTTGCAAAACAATAAGCTACATAATTTTTAGTATTTTGATTTATTGCATCAGCATTTCCTGTTGTCCATACTGTACTTGTTGGATCAGTACTATCCCAATATGCACTACTTGTAGTATAAGCAGCAGTAGTATCTAATATTAGATGTGCTGCATTACCCATACCTGAATGATAGACTGCCCATGAATCAACTGCACTTCTATTCTTTACCATAATCATGTTTGGTGCTACTGATAATCCATGTCCTAATTCTTCTCCTGCTGTTCCATTTCCTGTATAAGTAACTATGGAAAAACAACCAGAAGGATCAACTTGTGTTACAGTATCTATAGTTCCATCATCATTACTCGAAGTAGTTCCACCATTAGCTCTCCAAGACCATGAAGCATAAGTATTTGCTCCTTGATTATAGTATGTTCCCATATCATAACCATCAGTATTAAAAGCTGATAAACCAGAAGATGTAGCTTCTGCATTCTGTTCATTTGAAATTAATATTTTAGTAGTACCTCTTGTGCTATCCCACAAACCATTACTTTGACTTGTACTTCTAGATTTTACCCATACTAAATCTGGTTGAAAACCAGTTACATGACCAGTTGTTCCACCAGAGTATGCTAAAGCAGTAAACATTTTCTGTGGATAATCATCATCAGTTTCTGCAGGATCAATTTCATCTGCTATTGGTAGATTACCAGCACACAAAGCTTTAAATCCTGTAGGTACAGAACTAAAGAAATTACCATAACCATTGGCATCACTATTTCCACCTGCTGTTTCAGTTCCATTAAAAGTTCCATTTTGTCCAAAGTTGAAAGTTCCAGAAGCAGTACTAGAACCACCACCTGAACCAATCCAAGGATACCATTCAGTTGTTCCAGATATTGACCATGCAGCACCTTGTGCAGCACCTTCTTTATAAAATTGAATAGTATTATTTTCTAAATCTACAGCAACACCCCATACATCTCCTGTATCTATTTGATCTCCATAACTAGTTGTTTCAGTACCTAAAGTATTTTTATATCCTTGTGCACCATAAGTATTTCCACTATCAGCACCTCCTCTATCTGTACCATCCCAATCTGGTTGAATAACATTTATTCCAAGATAACAATCATCACTTTCACTACCTGCCCAAGAGATCATTCTGTGTTCCCAATACCATTTTTGTCCTGTTCCTGCAGGTAGTTTAAAATTACAATTAATAGACCTATTACTTGTAGAAGTTGTCCATGTAAGATTGCCTTCTGATAAAGTCATATCTTCAGCATCTGTTATAGGATTTAGAGTACAAAAATTACCACCATTTCCATCAGTAGATGAGAAGGTTGGAGAGTCTAACATCTGGTCGTGTGTTGCTAAATTTGCAGCAGTAAAGTCATTATTATTTCCAGATGAATCATTACCTAAATCACCAGATGATTCAAATTTTAACCACCAACCTTCATCTCCCCAAGTAAGTCCTGATAAATCTTTAGGAATCCAAACTCCATTTTTTTCTTCAGCAAAAGTTGCTGCATTACAAGCTGTTCCATCAACAAATGCTGCTTCAGCTATCATAAAATTTGAATAAGTTGAATAGCCTGAACCACCTGGTCTACCTATATAAGTAGGAGCATCATTAAAATTAGTAAATTCATAATCTTCTGCTGGGTAAGTTGCAGTTGCCAACTCACCAGTTTGGTCTACTCCATTAATAAAAATTTTCCATCTATTAGTATCTGTGGATTGGGTAGTATCTGCTGCTACAACTATATGATACCAAGCAGAAGGATCTCTAAACAGTCTGTTTGTGATCAGTTTAATAGTAGTTCCAGTTGTAACTGTAAAAGTATTAGTAGAACCAAATTGAAGCATAGAAGAATAAGCACCACCACCTGAATTATCATCTTGTGCTAATATTGCAAGATTATCTGAACCAAGCCCTGTTCTTTTAATCCAAAAACTGTAAGCCCAAATTTTCTTATTTCCTGCTGCACCTGGTGTCATGCTTAATAATGGGGAATCTCCTTTATTAAATCTACAACTATTTTCTATTTGATGGTCATAGAAATCAGCACCACCTGCACTTGCTGCTGCTGCTGCAGCTCCCATTAAATGATTTTGAAATACACCCATTATGCATACGCCTGTGAAATTATCATTTGAATATCTCCACCTACTCCATCACTTGAAGCAGAAACTATTATGTAATCTAATCTATCTACAGCACCATCACCTGTTGATAAGGTTGGATCTGTACCACCTATAAACTTAAAGTCTGCGTTATAAGCCATTGTACCACTTCCTCCACTCTGTGTTAAGAATATACTTCCTGTTTGTCCTGTAACACAATTAGTTGGTTTAGCTAATGTATGTCCTGCAGTAACTGTTGTTGTCCAATTTTGTGCTGTAGCAAAGTTAAGAGATACAGAGGTTACTCCATTAATAGCTGTTGCACAAACTGCTGCTGCAGCTCCTCCTACGACCTTTAAAGTACCTTCTAAACTTGTAGGTCCTGATACTCTTACAGTTCCTAAGAAACCTGAATTACCTGTAATAGTAGTAGCACCTGTTATTTTAGCTGTACCTCCTATAGATGCATTACTATTAACATCTAATGTTCCACCAAGAGATACATTACCTGTTATTGTAGTAGTTCCACCTACAGCTAAATTTCCTACTAATATAGTATTACCACTTACACAAACATCATTATCAAATTCAGCTTTAGCTCCTACAACTAATGTACTTGCTATACTTACTGCATCTTGTAAATGTGTTTCTCCTGCTACTGTTACTGTTCCTCCTACACCTAAATTACCTGTAAGAGTTGTATTACCTACAATAGTTGTTGTACCACCTACATGAAGGTTTCCTACAAGAATTGTATTACCTGATACACATACGTCATCATCAAACTCTGCTTTTCCAACAGCAGTTAAAGTTCCACCAACTCCTAAATTTCCTGTAATAGTAGTATTACCTACTATAGTTGCTGTACCTCCTACGTATAAATTACCACCAATAGTTGCATTATCAACTGATATATCTCCTGTTATAACTGAAGGTACATTAGTAAGATTAGCACCATCACCATAAAAAGCACTTGCACAAACTTTTGCATTTGCTGCTTGAACATTAGCTCCAGCGATTGTTACTGTACCTGTAATATTAGTATTACCACCTATAGATACATTACTATTTACATCTAATGTTCCACCTAATGATGTATTACCTGTAATAGTTGTTGTACCTCCAACAGCTAAGTTACCCACTAATACTGTATTACCTGATACACAAACATCATCATCAAAATCAGCTTTACCTACAGCATTAAATGTACCACCAACTCCTAAATTAGCAGTTAATGTTGTATTACCTACAATAGTAGCAGTTCCTCCAACATAAAGAGTACCACCTATAGTAGCATTATTAACAGATATATTACCTGTTATTGCTACTGGAACATTTGTTAAGTTAGCTCCATCACCATAAAAAGCACTCGCACATACTTTAGCATTAGCAGCTTGTACATTCACACCTGCTATAGTAACTGTACCACCTACTACTAAACCACCTGATACTGATACATCATCTTTTATATGTGTTTCACCAGCTATGGTAACTGTACTATTAAATGTTGCAGCACTATTAACTGATAGTGTACTTTGTAAATGTGTAGCACCTTCTACTGTTGCAGTACTTGCAAAGTTTGCTGCACCTCCAACTCCTAAAGTTCCTGTTAATGTTGTATTACCAGCAACTGTTAAAGTACTTGCTAGATTTACAGCTCCACCTACACCAAGTGTTCCTGTTAATGTAGTATTACCTGCAACTGTAAGAGTAGATGCTAAATTAACAGCTCCACCAACTCCTAAAGTTCCTGTTAATGTTGTATTACCTGCTACTGTTAAAGTAGATGCAAGATGTACAGCACCTCCTACAGTTAATGTACCTCCTACTGAAGCATTACCTGCAACTGTAGCTGTACCTCCTACTGCTAAATTACCTACTAATACTGTATTTCCAGAAACACATACATCATCATCAAATTCTGCTTTTCCTGATACTGTTAAAGTAGATGCTAAATTTACTGCTCCTCCTACAGATAAAGCTCCACCAATAGTTGCATCATTTGTAACTCGTAATGTAGATACAGAGACATCTCCTGATGTAGGAACATTAGTTAAATTAGAACCATCACCAAAGAATGCTGATGCACATACTTTATCTGCTATAACATTTGTTGCTGTAACATTAGTAACATTAAAATCTGTAAAGAAAGCTGCAGATGCACATACAGCACCTGCTATAAATAAATCACCAGATACTGAAGCATCTTCTGATACTCCAAATTTACCTGCAACTTGAATTATACTTGTAGATATTTGTAATGCTGAATTAGTACCATCACCTGATTGTATATTTTGTAAAGAACCTGTAACACCAGTATTACCACTTACAGCTACTTTTAATAACTCTTTATATGTCTGTGAAACTTGTTTTCCTGTTAGTGTACTCATTTATTGCTCCTATACATTAGCCCAATATCTTATTGTGCTATCATCCCAATCAAAATGTGCTTGTTGCCATTCTAAATTTCTACCACCTGTATCAGGTCTTGGGTTTTTAATTACTGGATTATCTCTTACATTTGCTATTTTATTTTGTGGATGATTCTTTAAATCATATGCACCATCAAAACATTCTTGACAAACTACCATACCATAACTATTTAATTGCATTACTCTATGTGGATATACAAAACTACATTGATCACACATAGCCATAGCTTTACGATTAGATGCCATTAAATATATCCTATCTTAGGCTTAATAAATAAACTTGCTCTTTCTCTATCTTCTTCCATAGCAAATGCTAACTTCTCATCATAGTTTGCTTTTAACATTTGTATTCTATCCATTGGAATACCTGGTCTTTTCATTGCTAAATAATAAGATAAACCACATGTTAAAGCTGGTAAGTATCTTACAGGTACATCTGCATTTTGTCCTGCAGATTTATCGACATCTTGTAATTGTCTAAAATATTCTATATTCAAAACACCAGTAGAATTATCTGGTGTAGGATATAACATTATAGTAGGATTACTACGTGTGCGTTGTACTGTATATTGTGTAGGTCTTCCTGCTTGATTCTTATTAGGAAGATTATGATACTCTTCTCTGGATATTCTTTCTAATGCTATATCAGTTCCTGATACACTTGTTGAATATGTAATAGCTAATGCATCTATGATTTCATCAGCTAAAGATACTGAAGCTACTGTATCAGCTACAGTTACTACAGTTGTTCCTATTGACCATAAGGAAATACCCCTATTCTGCCAATCATTCAACATTAAATTAATTGAACGTCTGGCAGATTGAGGAGTATGTCCTAGTGTTTCTTCGCCACCAATCATCTCAGTAGCTTCTTGTATTACTTGATCTATATCTAAATCAAAATTATATGTACCTGATGTTGCCATTATTTTTTAACCAAGCTCCCTCCAAAGTATAATCCTACAATCGCAGACATTAAATGTGTATCAAGAGGAGTAATAACAACTCCATTAAATATCTTATCCATGACTACTTCTTTTTTATCTATTAAGAACCAAAATCCAGGTTCAAACTCTGTCCATGTAAGAACAACATTAGTATCAAAAAATACAGGAACTAATTTAGGATAGGCAATAATCATAAAGACTGCTGTTAAAGCAATAATTCTTCGTGTCCATTGGAATCCTTTATTGTCATACTCTCTTGCTTTACCAACTTCATCCATTTGAAATTTACCTCTAGCAAGAAGCATCTTTTGTTGATTAGCTTTATCTTTTGATCTTTGTCCCCAGATAGTCATAACACCACCTAGTAAACTAGATCCAAGCATTGTCAACATTTCGACAGGTAGACCAGCTAACATTAATTAACTCCTATTTCTTTTTTTCACTCATCCAAAATCCTGCAGCACCTGCGATACCACAACCTATTAGACATAGCATTTGCCATGTAGAATTAGGAACTATAATACCACACATGGCTAATATAGCTGCTATTCCAGAATATGATGATGGTTCTTTTAGTCTTGCTTTTATTTTATCCATTTATTTTCTCCTTTATTTTATACCTAATATTGGTATAGATTTTGTACTTGTAGAAAATGATTCACCTTGAGGATAATCAGCATCAGATACAGCTTCAATAGGTCCTTTTACTTGAGGTCCTTTACGTGCTGCTCCATATCCTTGTCCTGTAGGTATACCATTTATCTCATTTAATTTTTTATTAATAGTCACTCTACCTTGTGAACCTATGATTTTATCATTATTATAAGTGGGCATTATTTTCTCCTTTTTCTTCCTTTACTAGCTAGTTTTTGAAATTTCTTTTTACCATATTTTTTACGCCCTATCCAAGCAGCTAATGCTTTAGAGCCTGTTTTCTTTGCTAAATCTTTAAATCTTTTTCCAGTACCAAGCTTACCTTTAACTTGTTTTTTTATTTTAGATCTATTTGTTGCCATAACGAGCTTTACCCCATCCTCTGGGTTTCTTTTTAGATCTTTTTCTTTTCTTTTTTATTTGTCCACCTGTTTTCTTATTAGATAAAACTTCATCTAAATTATCTTCATATAATCTTCTTAAAAAACTTCTAACAGAGGGTTCAACTTTTCTTCCTGTTGCATCTGCTTCATTTTCTACATCTGCTAAATAGTTTAGTGTATTTTTAATATCTAAAGTTTCATCTCTCTCCCAAGGAGATTCTACTATTGCCTTTAGTAGTTGTTGTAAAGATCTTTTATGTGTTATTGTATTTAAGGCTGTTATACCTCGCCCTCTTTCTGCCATTAATTAGCTCCTTGTATAACTGGTGTTGGACCACCTGCAGGACTTACTGGTGTTTGCATATCATCTCTTCTTGTTCTTCTTGCTTGATTACGAAGAGCATCTATAGAATTTTTATATTTGCCTTCCCATGCTTGAAGGACTTGAAAATCTTTTATAAAATAATTAGCTTCAATCATACAAGCACTAAATAAAGCATTATAACAATCTTCACTAAAATAATTTGAAGTTGTTGCACTTGTATCTGTAGCACTTGCTAAAGCTAATGGTCGTTTTGTATATTGTATTTCACCTGCAACTGTAGATGCTGGAGTAGGTACAATATAAATTTGTGTATTTGTTTTTCTTGCATAGTATCTTGGAGTACCAGTAGATGCACTAACATATCCCCAATAATCTATTGCATATTCATATGTTCGTTGTAATAAATTTGTTTTAATATTTGTTGCACTAGCTATATAGTTTACATTACGAACTACTAAAGCTCCATCAGGTAAACTTACAACTGGATTAGATGCTGATATAGCAACTGATGCATAAGTATCAAGAGCTACATCATCTAATTCTTTAATTAAACGATCTTCAGCTTTTTCAATAAAATAAGGTATTTGAGTTGCAAACTCTGTTGAATCATTCTCTATTGTATTTACAATATCATCTTTTAAATATGAGTAGTTAGGCATATGATTATCCTAAAATTAAAGTTACACCACCTGCATCAGGAGTACTTACACTTACTGTACCCTCACACTTTACTCCTACTTCCCCCATATAAATATCTGCTGTGCCACTTGCAGCAACTTGGAATTTAATTTTACTTCCATTTTTATCTCCTATATCAAATGTACCAGCGACAGTAGAAAAGGCATGGACAGCAAGAACACGTGTTACATGTGGTAAAGTTACAGCAATGGAATTTCCTGCATTATCTGTAGTACTTACTACTTGTGGGGAAACTATAACACCACTACCTGATAAAAAAGCTGTAGTTATATTTGTAGACATATATCTTTCCTTATATTATAGAGGAGGAGAATATCTCTACTCTCCTCCAATATATTAGTAATTAGGCTCCAGCGTTACCAAACCAACCACGCCAATCAGAAACACCAAAAGAATATCTTTCACGTGCTTTGAAGCGTAAGTTGCCAGTATCAAAATCTGGTTCCATTTTAGTTTGTAATGGAGTTCTATTAAACATTTTAGTACCATTAGGTACGTCTGTTTTAATGAACCAAGCATTTACATCTGTAAATCTTCTGTTCACATAGAAACCATCAGGTAAAACACCTAAGTGTCTAATAGCATTGATGTCATTATTAGAACCACCAGTTGTACCTGGAGTATTTAATAATTGATCTGCTGTAAACAATAGGTCTGTTGGTACGTGTAATGAAACACCTGAAGCACCTACTAGAATACCACGATCATCAGTAGTCTTTTGTATCTGAATGATCGCTGCTTCTATAGTACCTTCAGCTATAGCTGCTGCTGAAGTAAGGTTTGTTACTGTACCAGTACCTGTTACTGGGTGTGCTGCACTAAACATTGGTACACCATCCCCTTGATTTGTAGCAAAACCATTGTTGAACAAATCAGCACCTTTTTGCTGTTTTGTACTTGCCATAGCTCTTGCTAATCCTTTTGCTCTAAGTTTAGCAAAAGTGTCGTATAGATTATCTTCCATAGCTTCTTCAGTTACTGCAAATGCTAATGCAACAGTTTCATTTGTATACCTTGAAGTATAACTTTCTGATGCATCATCATAAACAATTGCTCCACCTTCGTTTTTAACTGGAGCAGCACCAAAACCTGTGAAGAGTACTTCTTCTTCAAAAGCTCTGTCTGATGATTCTATTTCGTATAATGGTTTAAATTCGTCTTCTATACTGCCATATTCTATTCCAAAAACTGCATTCAGTCCAGGAAGTAGCTCTTTGGCAATACTTGCTCTATTAATAGCCATTTAATTATTCCTTTCCTAATTAAGCTGATGAAACAGTAGTTGTTACATAATTATCCATATGTGAATTAATACGTACTTCGTACCAAGGATATGCGTCTGTTACACCTGCTGATGCTCCAATACCTGTATCCCAAGGTGCTCTACGTATTACTCTCATATGACTTGTTGATTGTACAGGACCAGATGCGTCTAAAACATAGGCACTATTACCTGTTTTAGTTGATCCTGTTGCTAAAATCCAAGGTGCGTTATATACACCAGCTCCTAAACCTGCTGAAGCAGTTACTGTTGCATCTGCTTGTATGAAGTATGTTTGAGCTGGATCAGTTGCTATATGAATTTTAACATCTGTGGCTGTAGTTCCTCCTGTCCAGTATCTACTAAATTCTTGATTTCCTGAAGAGTCTACATAACTAATTCCTTGAAACACTCCTGCTGTTTTAACTGTTACGTTAGCAGGACCTGGAATTATTGTGCCTAATGAATCAATGACTATAGGATCTCCTGTAAACATTGTTGTAGGCAATAATGCAGATGCAACCTTTGGGGAAACATTCAAATCAATAGTAGTAATACCTGTAGAGTTAGAACCAGAGCCATTTTTTCTCGCTAGTACAAGACCACGAGAAGCGTCTACTGATGCCATTTATTTTCTCCTATATTAAGTAATAAGAGGATTAGTCCTGAAAGTTAGGTTGTCTTCCTGTTACTACTTTAGATTTACTATTATTAGAAATAGGCATACGAGAATTATTAGAACCCATAAGTTGTGCGTTAATCGCTTCATTCATGGCTTTACTTTTATCTCTATAATACTTACTTCTAGCTTCGTATTTAGCAGTTGGGATTTTTGCTAATCCTACGTCAGCACGACAGACTACCCCTGCATATCTACCTTCCTCTCTCACGAAAGAGGTTGCACTCATTTCAGGAACTTCAGC